AACCTTACTCCCGAATAAGAAATGGCCGCTCCATTTCAGAATTATTCCGGCGGTGTCCTACTCGCGGACATCGTAAAAAGGAATAATCTCAGCACCTACGTGTCTGAGGCAATCAAAGAACGCAGCCAGTTCATCAAGTCTGGCGCTGTGGTGCGTAATTCACTTCTCGACGCTCGTGAAGGTGGCACCCGGATTCAGGTTCCTGAGTTCAACCCCGTTGCACCGACAGAAGAAATTTTTGACGGTACTGCGACTTGGGGCACCAGTGGCGCTGGTTACCTGACCCCTCAAAAGGTCGGCACCGGAACTCAAATTGCATCCATCGTTCACCGTGGCTTTGCCTACGCCGTGGATGACGTTGCGATTTTGGCAGCGGGTGAAGACCCCATGCTTCACATCCGCAACCAGCTGGCTGATGCAATCAACAAGCTGAACAGTGTTCGTTTGTTTGAGCAGCTGACCGGCTTGTTCCACACTGCTCTCAACGACCACCGTCTTGAGAAGAACCTGGGTGGTTCTGGCGCTACTTCTGAGTCCAACTACCTGACCGCTGCAACAGTTGCAGAAGCTCGCTCCAAGCTGGGTGAGCGTGGTGAGGAGATGGATCTTCTGATCGTTCACCCCTCTGTCGCTTACTACCTGTATCAGGTGGGTCTGCTGACCTTCTCTACTTCTGCACTGTCTGCTTCTGGCGCAGTGACCTGGGGTGGCGGCGGTGTTGGCGTCGGCGCTCGTGAGGTTGGTGAGTTTGCTGGTTGTCGCGTCATCGTTGACTCTCAGGTCAACACCAATGACCCGACTTCTTCTGGCAACCGTCAGGAGTTCCGTTGCTACATGATGAAGTCCGGCACCATCCTTGAGGGTGTGCAGCAGGATCTTCGGATTGAAGCTGACCGGAACGTGCTCTCGAAGCAAGACGTCCTGTCTGTGGACTACCACTCTGCCTATCACGTCATGGGCACCAAGTGGGGTTCTGCTGATGACAACCCCACCAACGCAAACCTGCGTACCGGCAGTAACTGGTCTGCCACCTACGACATTGACCTCATCCCTATGGTTGAGATCTTCGTCAACTCTCCTCTGGATAACGCCACCACCTGATCCTGACGAGACAAACGGCCCTACCATTAGGTGGGGCCACCTTATTTTTGGCATGGCATACAGCACTCCTAAAAAGCTGACCACCCGGCAAAAAGCTGCGATGGAGCGCCATGCAGAGCATCACACCAAAAAACACATGGCTGAGATGCGGCGTCTGATGAAGACTGGTAAGACCTTCACAGAAGCGCATAAAATGGCAATGAAAAAAGTAGGTAGGTAAGCCGTGGCCGCAACCATCACAGCCACACTTGAAAGCGAGACAGCCAACAGCTATGTGACGCTGACGGAAGCCGACGCCTATTTTGAAACCGTTCCAAGCAGCACGCAGTGGGACAACAAGTCAGACGACGCAAAGAATCGAGCGCTGATTTCTGCAACGCGCTGGATCGATACGTTGAATTTTTATGGTGACCGCTGCAGTGCAGATCAAGCGCTGAGCTGGCCTCGCAATAATTATCACGTTGATCGAGTAGAGCTAGCTTGCACAGCTATCCCGAATGACATCAAGTATGCAGCGTTCGAGCTGGCGAATGCTTTAGCCAATGACACGGACTCAATTACAGGGACTACCGGCGATACGGGGTTATACGAGTCCGTCAAGCTCGGTGAGATGGAAGTTAAGTACAACACTTCTAGTCAAGCTACGGGAACGGTCAATAATGTCTTTGATGTTTATCCTTGGCTCCAGTCTTACCTTGGTGCTTATTGCCTTGGTGGGAGCGGCAGCTACCAAGTCCGCACCGTAAGAGGTTGACATGCCTGGAGCGCTAGACACTCTTTTCAAGAACGTCGCTAAGTCGGTGGTTGCCGATCTAGGCAAGTCTTTTGACCACACAATTACTTATACAGCCAAAGCATCTCCTAGCTATAGCGTGTCTACTGGAGCGTTGACGACGACTGACACGACATATTCGATTGACGTGCCAGTTGAATTTATTGATTCTACGGAGGAGCAGGAAGGGCAAGAGCAGCGCAAGGCAAAGCTGTATGTAACTCCTGATTTGATTGGGGATGGCCAGCCTACTTTTGAAGATACGGTCACGTTGAAGTATGCAGGGTCTGACCGGATTGCTCAGATTGTGGATATTCGCACGTACAAAGGAGGCCAAGAGTATTTGTATATTCTTGAGGTGCTGTTCTAATGGCAAAACGTGGCATTGGACAAATTGTGACTGACCTTGAGCAGCAGCTCAACAGTGATTTCAATGCTTTGATTGGCCTTGCTGTTGAAGGCTTGTCTTCTGACATAAGCCCAGTGGATACGGGGTTTTTTGCGTCCAGCTGGAAAGCATCTACGCAAAGGCCGCAGGCAAAGGATGAAAAGACTGAACCTTGGTCAACGTATAAGCAAGGTTCAAATCAAAAAACAATTAAGCCACGCTATCCAGTGCCTCGGTTTAATTACAAGAAACAACCTACTGTTTATATCGGGAATACAGCTGTATATGCCTTGCAAGCATTCGCCTCGCCTAAATCAGGTATTCCACAGTTTGTCCAAGGCGAAATGCGAGATTTGGTGAACAGCACATTTCAAGAAAAAAGAGCAGGCAGGATTTTTGCTCAAACTGGTCAGCGCATGGTCGCACCTGTCGGCTATGAACAACTTGGTGGTTAAGTCATGACTCTTGTAAATGCTCGCGCTGCTTTTGAAAAAGCAGTCACTGACGCTGTTACAGACGCTGATGACACAGTGCTGATGGTGTATGACAACGTTCGTTTCACTACTCCTGGCAAGAGTAAAAAATACGTTGTCATGAGCGTCAACTTCAACCGCTCAACGCTGCAGAATCAGGGCGCAGCCTCTGACTATTACAGCGGCGTGATCCAGTGCAACGTTTACGTTCCAAAATCAGCTGGAACGTCCGTCCTGTCTGCGATTAGCGAATCTGTTATTGATGGTTTGACCTCGGTAAACGGGACTGGTTATACAGACACGTTTAGTGTCTCTCCAAGAGTTATGGACGTTACTGGCCCAAGTCCTGTTGAGTTAGAGGACCGAGCGCATTTTTTGGGCATCATTTCTTGTCAATTTACAGCAGTCGTGTAGTATATTGATCGAAACGGCATTGATTTATGCGGGCCACCGAACTGCTTCGGAACAAGTTTGGCGTCAGCCAGCTTTATAAGTACGAAGTAAAAGAAGGCGACGAGGTGGTGCTTGAGGTGTTTTGGCACCCGCTTACTATTGATGAGCGCGAGTCGATCCAGAAAAAAGTTGATGCTGCTGAAAGCAACGACTTTGCTTTAGGTCTAATGGTCGAAAAAGCATTGGATGAGGACGGCAAACGCCTCTTCCAAGAGGGTGAGCGGGCCGCACTTAGAAACGCTGTAGCCGCTTCTGTCCTCCAAGAGATTCAGCTTGCCATGCTGAACTCTGGAACGGAACATAAGGTGGAGGAAGCGAAAGCAGACCTCAAAAGCAAGTAACGACTGGTATTTTATTTTCTTCTTGGCAAAGGAGCTGGGCATGACGGTTGCTCAGCTTTCGCGTGATTTAACGCAAGAAGAGCTGGTCGGCTGGGCTGCTTACTTCGAGTTGCATAACGAGCAGCAGGAGAAGGCGATCCAGAACGCTAAGGCGGGCAAAGGGGCGCGAACGATGGGTGGGCGGTAGACTGGAGCGCAAGGCTCTACGTGTTTCGCCGTGGCTAATTACAGCGTAGATATTGCGTTAGCTGTAAGAGGCTCGGAGAAGGCTGCGCGAGAAATAAAAAAACTTGAAAAACTTATTGACAATATAGGCAAAAAAGCGGCCATAGATTTAGGTGGCCAAGTTCGGCTAAAGGGCGAACAAAGGTTATTACAGGAGAAAATTAAAAACTTTCAAATATCGCGAAGAGAGTTAAAAAATAGTCAAGAAATAGCTAGGCTAACGAATCAACGTATAAAGGGGTTAAGCCAATACGCCAATTCTATTGGTCCGCAAGTTGATCGAATCGCTCAGGCGCAAAAACGCGCTGTTCAGGAGCAAATTCAAGGGCAGCAAAGATACAACAAATTAGTAGACCAGACCTTAGCTAAATTATCCCGTATAGCTGAAGTTAATAGAAAAGCAAGTCAGTACCCTAGCCCGATTGGGCCTCCAAGAGGAGGCAGGACTCAGTACCCAGGGCAAATAGGCCCTGGGCAGGCCAGTCAGGCAAATGTGCCTCAAGGCCCTTTTAGCCGCTTAATTGACAGGCCGCGCAGGAATGCAGGCATGGGAGGGGGGTTCCTCCGAAGCAGGCTTGGTCAAAATTTAGCTCTTGGCGGCGGCTTCCCGCTGTTATTTGGTGGTGGAGCGGGGTCAATTGCTGGCGGCCTGTTAGGCAGCGCAGGTGGCTTTGGTGGTCAGATTCTTGGCAGTGCTCTCGGCCAGCAACTTGATCAATTCGCTCAAAAAACAACAGACCTTTCACAAGCTTTAGAAGGCGCGGGAGATGTTACTCAAGCGCTTGAAAGCTTCATAGGCAGGCTGAACTCTGAAACGTCTCGTCGGATAAAAAATCTTCAGCAGTCTGGACAAGTTGCTAAGGCCGCAGATGCTGCTTTTAAAGAGCTTAGCCAAACAATTGGTGTTGATAATGCGAGGGCTCTTGTTCAGGCAGGCCAAGACTTTGAGACTCTTGGGAATAAAACCGCTCAGTTTTTTGCGATTGTTGGAGCGTCAGTAGCGAGCCTTTTCCAAGAAGCTTTTTACTTAAACACGGGTGATCCGCTGTCAGGCACCCCAAGCGCAACTCCTGAGCTTTCGCTTAGTCGAACTCAAGCAGCTCAGAGTTTGCAAATGTCGCAATTGCAAACAGCAGCTCTTCGAGCCCAAGGCACTGGCAGTCTAGAAGAAGCCGCTGAAGCGGACAAAAAAGTTGTAAGGCAGCAAAAAATTAACGATTTAAAAGAATTTGACAGAAAAGTCACAGAAGGTTTAAAAGATGAAACCAAGGATATTGCAGAAAGAGAAAAAATTATAGAAGATGCAAAGCGAGCTATCTTGCAGATAGATTTACAGCTACTCGACGCTACTAAGCAAAGAACAAAAGAGACTGAGCGTTTAGCTGAGCAAGCAAGGCGTGAGCAGGAGGCGGCTAGAAAAAGATTTGAGCAAGAACAAAAACAGCGGCGCAGCCAGTACGATTCGGCAGTTGTTTCTAACGCCACTCAATCGAATGTTTTAATGCAGCTTCAGCAGCAGTTGACTGCGCTTGAAGAGGGAGAAAGTGCTGCGTTGCAGAAAAGGTTAAACGACTTGTCTGATATAGCAGCCAATGAGAAAACAATATTAGATATTAGGTATGAGGCTTCAAAGGGCAACGCTAAATCGGTTGAAGAACAAGGCCAGCTTTATGCGGCTTATTACAGGCAAGTGCAGGCTCTTAACACTAGAGTCGCTATTGAGAGAAGAGGTATAGCTGAGGCGCAGTCTCGAATACGGCTAGAAAAAGAATTGCTAAGCCTTCAGCAGCAGCAAGCTCTTCGTGGAATACAAACTGGCATTGGCAGGCAGATTAAAGACGCTAATTTGCGCCCGACTGGCAGCATGGCGCAAGACCAAGAGATAGCGCTTCGGATAGACCAAATACGCAGGCAAAAAGACGCAGAGCTTGAGCTTACTGACGCAATTGAAGCGCAAAAGGTTATCAGAGATTCAGTTACTAGCGATGAAAATATACAAAAAGCCGTTGATGAGATAGGCAGATTAGAAGAGCGTTTAGCTCTAACTAAAGAGCTGCTGCCTCAGTTAGACGCAGCCGAGCAGGCTCAGCTTAAATTCAACCAAACGCTCGAAGCGGCCAAACCATTTGCAGACGCATTCACCAGCGGCTTGCTCGATGGAATGGTTGCTGTTGTCGATGGAACGAAAACAGCCGAGCAAGCCTTTGCTGATTTCTTGAACAGCATTGCGAAGATGCTGCTGCAAACAGCGCAGCAGATGATTGCTCAGTACATCGCGTTGGGAATCGCCCGCATGTTCGCCGGAATGGGCAGCTATCAGATGTCAGGGGGCGGAATGCCTTTTGGCGGTTCAGGCGCTGCTCCTGCAGGATTAAGCACTTCATTTATCGGAAGTCCTTTGTTTGGGCGGGCCAATGGAGGCCCTGTCACTGGCAACCGGCCTTATTTGGTCGGAGAGCGTGGGCCTGAGCTGTTCGTTCCAGGCGCTCAAGGCAACATTGTTCCGAACAGTGCAATGGGAGCAACTAACATTGTTGTGAACGTCGATGCCAACAGCACTAACGCCCAAGGCGATAATCAGGACGGCAAACGTCTTGGCGCTGCTATTGGTGCAGCCGTACAGGCTGAGCTAGTCAAGCAAAAACGACCCGGAGGATTGCTCGCAAGCTAATGGCTACTTTCCCATCAATCACGCCCACATACGGCACGACAAAGCGCAGCGAACCAAACGTGCGAATCGCCCAGTTTGGCAGTGGCTATTCACAGCGCACCACGTTTGGGTTGAACCAAAACCCCAAAACGTTTGATCTGACTTTTGTGGTGTCTGAAACTGATGCTGACACGATCGAGACATTCTTGGATGCTCGCGGTGGCGTGGAAAACTTTGACTTCACCCCACCCGGCGAATCAAGCAGCATGAAATTCATCTGCCGCCAGTGGGAGAAAACAATGCCTTATCTGAACCGGGCTACGATCACGGCCACATTTGATGAGGTGTTTGAGGCATGACCACGCCCACGTCAATTCAAACAGAGATTCAATCGCTTGAGCCATCTGCGATCATTGAGTTATTTGAGCTTGAATTGACTTTGGCGGTCAATGGCATTGATACCACTTTTTATTATCACGCTGGTACAAATGAGCTAAGTGAAAACATTGTTTTTGCTGGTGTTACTTACACGGCATACCCAATCGAAGTTGATGGGTTTGAGGTGACAACCAAAGGCACTTTGCCTCGTCCTTCAATGAGAATCGCTAACGCAAACAATGCAATCTCAGCTTTGCTTGTTTTATACAAACCATTGCAAGCGAAGGTGAAACGAATTAGGACTTGCCGAAAATTTCTCGATAGCGCTAATTTCAGCACAACAAACGCAACAGCAGACCCAACAGCAAAGTTTGAAGATGAAACTTGGTACATCGACCGCGTTGCTAACGAAAACCCTGAATTTGTTGAGTTTGAACTTACGAGCAAACTAGATCTTACTAACTTGCGGCTCCCTCGTAGGCAGGTTCTTGAGCAGGAAGGATTCCCAGGTGCAAGACTTCAGGCTTGATGCTGAACGTCACGCAGCAGAACAAGCGCCTCATGAAGCCTGCGGCGTTGTTGTAGATGGTCGTTATTGGCGTTGCCGCAACATTGCAGAAGACCCTGAACAGGATTTTGTGATTAACCCGCGTGACTATGCGATGGCTGCTTTATACGGCAAAGTTGAGGCCGTGGTTCATTCGCACCCGATGGGAGGCTTTGCCAGTGAAGCTGACAAGCTGGCGTGTGCTGGGACGAAAGTCCCGTGGCACATTTGGTCAATGCCGGAACAAGAATGGTCAACTATCAACCCCTTCTAGGGCGCCAGTGGGATTACGGAGTCTTTGACTGCTTCACGTTGGTGCGTGACTACTTTGCGTTGCAGGGAATCGTTCTGCCTGACTTTGCACGGCCAGATGACTTAGACACGTCTGACAGCATCTTTCTGCAGCAAGCCGAACGGATTGGCTTCCAATCTGTGGGCTATGAGCAACGGCAGCCAGGAGACGTTCTGATTATGCGTTGCGAGACAAAGGAGCCGATGCACGCGGCAGTCCTCCTGCCTGACGAGCGAATTTTGCACCAGCGTCAGAACTCTTTGAGTGCGGTGGAGCCATTAGGGCGATACTATGTCTCTAGAGTTTCGGCGGTCTTCAGGTATGCAGCAGACCGTCCGGCTGCTAGGTGATTTAGGCGAGCGATACGGTGCTGAACACGAGTATTTCAACCTGAAATCACCAGCAGAAGCGATCAAGCTGCTTTGCATCAATAAGCCTGCATTTATGCAAGAGCTTTGCGAAGCTCATGAACACGGCATTGGTTATCGGGTTATTCAGGCTGGAACGGATCTTGATTATCCCGATTTAGGGTTGCCGCTTGGCAGCCATGACCTGATTGTGACGCCGGTCGTCGCGGGTAGTGGTGGAGGCGGAGGTTTAGGCAAAATTTTGGCAGGTGTTGGTTTAATTGCTGCTGCCATATTTCTTGGTCCGATTGGTTTTTCCGCTATTGGCCTTTCTGCTCCGCTGTTAGCAGCTGGCACTGGGATTGCTACTGCTGTAGGCGCAATCGGCGCTTCTTTGGTTCTTGGGGGCGTAAGCGAAATGATTGCGCCGCAGCCAGTTATTCCAAACCTGGGAGGCATGTTTGCCAGAAACAGGTTTTTATCAGCAGAATCCACTAGCACCGATGGCCCGCAATCAGTCACTAGGGGCTTTGATGGGCGGCAGTCTTATGCGTACACCGGAGCTGCTAACACCGTGGGCGTTGGTGCGGTCATCCCGGTTGTTTACGGCGAAGTTTTGTCAGGCAGCCACTTACTTTCTGCGACCGTAGAAGTAGCAGACGATTCGGACCCTTTGAAAACCGCGATTAAGGAGCCAGGTCAGGAAACCGTTTTGGTCGGCGGTGAGGTTTTGAACTTTGGCAGTTTTCAAAGTGCTTCGGGCGTTGAAGCTCGCCGCACCGGTACTGACTACAGCGGGAACGTAAGTAGAGTTAAGCAAAAAAGAGCGCACATCAGTTTGACACCAGGAGCCAGTTCAAGTGGCATAAGTAGCCAAGTAGATGAAAGATCAGGCGCACGCGAAAAATTTGACTTTGTTTTTAGCTTGGTGAACGGGCTGCACGAGCCAGTAAGCGGTGCTGGTAGCACATTAGTTGACGCATTTTTTACTTATCGTTTGACTCTTGTTGGAAATTTTGAAAGCGGACCTGATCAGGTTATCGGTTCGTCTCAGGCAACAGTTCAAGGCTTGTTGCTAGCTGATCAAGGGTACAAGTGGATGCATAGAATGTCGCATGGGGACGCAGGCAACCTTGACAAAGTTTACCCGGAGGTAGAAATTATTGAAGCCAGAGCACTATCCGGGCAGACACTGTTCTGGCAAAGCTACGGCTACGAACAATTTGAAAGGTACGATTGACCTATGGCTCTTAACTCCACTTCTGTTATCAAAATCATTGACCTTCTTTGTGAGGGGCCAATTCAAGGCATTACTGGTGCGTCAGACGGTATCCTTGTCGAAGAAACGCAGATCAGTCAGTTTTCAAAGAGTGATGTAGATTATGATTTTAGAACTGGCGGTGAAACGCAAACCCGCTTGCCGCAGGGCGCAGCTGGTACGTCCACGGTCACTGAAATTGGCGTAGAAGTTGGGAAAAATTACTCTGAAACATTAGACGCGAACAACGAAGTTTTGGCGCGTGATTATGGGCCAGGCCAAATTGTTCGGCAGGTAACAGATACAAAATCTGAGTTTGTTGAGCTTCTGCTTTCAATACCTGGTCTGTTTTCAACCGCTAAAGAGGGGTTAGCCTCTGGTCAACTTTTTTGGGGAAAAATTAGATTTATTGTTCAAATACAATCTCAGGGCAGCTCATTCGTCACTAGATACGACAAAACCATAACAGGCGTGTCAACGAGTGATTATCAATTCAAGACGCCTCGTTTAAGCCTAGACGGCACCGGGCCATGGAACATCCATCTTCGAAAAATAGACTTAGGTGAAGATCATTTTGAAGTAAAATTTAGAAATTTTCAGGAACTACCTGCGGACACACCATTAGAAGGTTCGCGTTCAAACAGATTGTTTTGGACCTCATTGATTGAAGGCATATCTTCAACTAAAACTTACCCTTTTTCTGCGGTAGCTGGGCTTTCCCTATCTACAAGACAGTTCAATAGTGTTCCGACTAGGTCTTACAAAATAAAAGGAAGAATTGTAAGCATCCCTCACAACGCTGTCGTCAACAAAGACGGGAGCTTGAGTTTTTCCGGCACTTTCAACGGCAGTCTGAGACAAGCGTGGACTACATGCCCGGTGTGCTGTTGGCACGACATGCTCACCAACACTCGCTACGGTGCTGGGGATTTTGTCGAGGCGTCAAACATCAGCTGGGTGGATCTTTACCCTCTGGCGCAATACGCAAATCAGACCGTCACAAACCCTGATGGCTCAACAGAGCCTAGGTTTGCTTGCAACACCATAATTGGCAATCAAGCAGAGGCTTTTAGCGTACTTCAAGACTTGGCGAGTGTTTTCCGTGGGATGCTTTTTTGGCGTGCCAACACGATCCAAGCAACGGCAGATCATGGCAACCTTGACGGGTCAGATATTAGTCCTGTTCATCTCTACACCAACAGCAACGTCATCGGTGGAGCGTTTAACTATGAAGGCACGTCGCTAAAAACACGCAGCACCAGTATTCGCGTTAGGTATAACGATCCTCAGAATTTTTATAAGTCAAACTTTGTAGTCGTTGAAGACAACGATTTAATCACAAAATACGGTTATCAGGTTAAAGAAATTATCGCGTTTGGCGCAACTTCAAAGTTTCAAGCGCAGAGGATGGGTCGATGGCTTCTTGCATCTGAAGAGCTGGACGGTGAAATCATCAGCTTTTCAACCGGGCTTCAAGGTGCTGTCGTTTTGCCGGGTCAAGTTTTTGCGGTTTCTGATGAGATGCGCCAAGGCGTGCGGTTGGCGGGCAGGGTAAGCAGCGCCACCACAAGCGCAATTACAGCAGATCAAACCATTGCGTTGCCCGCAGGTTCAAACCCCACGTTGACCTGCACTCTGGCTGATGGAACGGTCGAGGCCAGAAGTATTAGCAGCGTTTCAAGCGCTGTGATCAATGTGAGTGCGTTCAGTTCTGCACCGCTTGCTCAATCGCTTTGGGCGATTTCGACGACAAGCGTTGAAAATCAAAAATTTAGATGCCTGTCAGTCACCGACAACGGTGATGGCACGTATTCAGTCACTGGCATTCAGCACAACGACAGCATCTACGACACCGCTGATACGGGCACTGACTTGGTGTTTGAAGATGTCACGACATTCAACGACACGCCTGAACCACCTAGAAACCTAGTCTTGACGGCTAGTGAGATTAAGTCTGGGCAATCTGTAACTAACAGAATGACAGCGACTTGGTCGCGTGCGTTAAATGGTGCAACCTTTGCATTTGAAATAAGGTACAAAATAGGGGAAGGAAATTACAACAATTTTGAAACTACTAATACCAGTTTTGAAATTGACGGACAGCCCACAGGTACAAGCATTACTTTTCAGATTCGAGCTGTTGGAGCGGCGCCAGTCAGCAAAAAATCAAAGTGGATCTCAAGCACAGTTGTTGTCCCTGACCCTGGCATCGACCCTGACGACCCAAACAAGGTGGTGCTCCCTCCAGACCCTAATGAGGTAACAATCCAACCAACAGGCACTAATCAAGTTCTTCTTAAGTGGCAGATACCTACAACGTCGCTAGACAGATCCAAGCTTACTGCAATCATTCGGCACACTCCTATCACTGACGGCTCAGGCACATGGCCAAACAGCGTGGAGATGGCAAAGATTCAAGCAACAAACAGTCAAGCGGTTTTGCCGATACTTGAAGGTGAGTATCTAATCAAGTTTGAAGACGAAACAGGGCAGCGCAGCAGTAACGCAAAAAGCGCCGTTATTGATTTGCCTGATCAACTTCCACGGTTGACGATTGTAACTAGGCGAGAAGATACGGACAGCCCAGAATTTCAGGGGCAAAAGGATCAAGTTCTCTACAATGCAGAATATGATGGCCTTGTTTTAGATGGGGATGAAGATTTAGATTCTAAAACCGATTTTGACGACATTTCAGATTTTGACTTCTTGGGAACTCGTCATCTTTCTGGTGAGTATTACTTCGCTAGTATTTTAGATTTAGGCGCTAAATTTAGCGTTGTTTTTGATCGTCGACTTAAGTCGCGTGGAATTTACCCAGCCGACACCATTGAGGATCGAAGTGAGAACATCGATCGCTGGTCGGACTTTGATGGGCTTATCCCTGATGAAACAAGCGCACAGCTCTATCTAAGAACCAGTGATGCAGCTACAACTGACGTCGAACTTTTACTGGAAGACGGCGACTTTTTCCTGACGGAAGATGATGACAAAATCCAGCTTGAGTCTGATATTGACTTTGGCGAATGGATTCCTATGGAGTCGGGTTCTTATGCGGGAAGACAGTTCCAGTTCAAGGCAGAGCTAACTTCGGGGCATGTTGACCAGACGCCCGTTGTTGATGAGCTGGGCTTCACGATGCAGTTGGAGAGGCGAACGGAAGGCAGCAACACCATTTCATCTGGAGCGGGTGCAAAAGCGGTGACGTTCGACAATGCTTTCTACCAAGCGCCAAGTGTCGGCATCACGGCTTACAACCTGGCTTCTGGGGATTACTATGAGGTCACTTCAGTGGCACGTACTGGGTTCACGATCACTTTCCGTAACAGCTCAAACGCTGCTATAGATCGTCAGTTCCAGTATCAAGCCTCTGGCTTTGGCACACAGCAGTCTTAATTATGGCAACGCATGATTATGTGATCGCAAACGCTTCAGGGGCTGCCGTAAGAGCTGACCTGAACAATGCGCTAGCGGCGATTGTCAGCAATAACAGCGGTTCGTCAGAGCCTGGAACGACGTATGCCTTTCAGTGGTGGGCCGATACAAACGCAAGTCAACTGAAGCTGCGTAACGCGGCAAATGATGACTGGGTCGTCATACAAGAGCTTGACGGCACGATGCTGATGGAAAACGGCACTGTCGGTTCTCCTGGCTTGGCGTTTGCAAGCGATTTAGACACCGGCTTTTTCCGCCCTGCGGCAAACCAGCTCGCCGTTGCCACTAATGGCATTGAGCGTGTTGAGTTTGGTACTACTGAGGTTGTTTTCAATGACGGCGGCAACGATATCAATTTGAGGGTTGAAGGTGACACAGACGCTAATTTATTTTTTGTCGATGCAGGAAATGATCGCATAGGAATTAGCACTAATGCGCCAGCGCAAGTTTTGCATTTGAATCCTGCCGCTGATTGTTATGTGACATTGCAGCCAGGAAGTACAGACGGGAACAGCGGGTTTTTATTCCCCAATAGTGCCGGAACACAAAAAGGCGTCATTTTATTTGATACAGATAATGACTTTATGCAGTTCAGTACAGGCGACACCGAGCGCATGCGGATCGACAGTTCGGGGCGGTTGCTGGTTGGAACGTCAAGCGGCAGCAGTGAACCTATTGCAGCGTTTCAAGGCAGATCCACAGACGCAAGTGATGGAGCAATGATTGCGCTGACGAGGACTGGCGCAACACCTTCCGGCACGATTGGGATTATTCAATTTGCAACTGGCAGCGACTATGCAAAACATTACGCATCGATTATCGCCGGGTCTGATGGAACAGTTTCATCATCAAGCACTCTGGGTAACCTTCGATTTAGCACAACTGCGTCAGGCGCGACTTCTGCGACTGAGCGGATGCGGATTGATTCAACGGGAGAAGTAATAATTGGAGCTACGACTTACGACCAGGCCAATACTGGTATTGGCTTAGGTTCTGGCGGGTTGTTTTATGCGACAAGAGCCGGGTTGGTTGCTGTTTTTAACAGAAGAACAAGCGACGGTGAGATTATATCATTTAAGCAAGATAATTCTGGTGAAGGATCAATCTCTGTTTCGGGCACAACTGTTTCATACAACGGTGCTCACCTTTCTCGTTGGTCACAACTTGCAGGAGGCGCAGAACGCACAGAGATTTTGCGTGGCTCTGTATTGAGCAACCTTGATGAGATGTGTGAATGGGCTTATGACGCTCAAGATGCAGTGCTCTACACCGAAAATGACGAGCTTCCTGAAGGTGTCAACGTTGGAGATGTAAAAGTACCTGCACGAGATGCAGGCACCGAAGACAACGAACAGCTAAACCGCATGAAGGTAAGCGACGTTGAAGGCGATAAAAACGTCTCTGGCGTGTTCCAAGCCTGGGACGATGACGATGAAACCTATACCAACGACTTTTATTGCGCGATGACGGGTGACTTTGTTATTCGTATTGCAAAAGGAACAACAGTTGAGCGCGGTGATTTGCTGATGTCTGCTGGTGATGGAACGGCTAAGCCTCAAGATGATGACATCATGCGCTCCAAGACGATTGCAAAGGTAACTAGCAACACGGTCTCTACTACTTACTCAGACGGCAGCTATTGCGTGCCTTGTGTGCTAATGGCTTGCTGATCGGTCTAAACTTCCTCTGACTTCACTTCATCATGGCTAACACCACCGTTTGGAAAATTAACTCACTGGAACGTGAAGCCTCTGATGGTTTCGTGTTTACCGCGCATTACAGCGTCAGTGCAATCAGCGATCAACTTGATTCAGAAGGCAACCCTTACAACTCAGGGGCCTACGGGAGCATCGGCCTAGAACGCCCTAAAACTCTGGTTCCATTTGCTGATCTTACTGAAGGTCAAGTTGTGGACTGGGTCAAAGCCAAGCTTGGCGGCTCCGATAAAGTCAAAGAGATTGAGTCTGCCCTTGATGCTCGCATTCAAGAGCTGATCACACCAAGCAAAATCAACGGCGTGCCCTGGACTGACTAATGGCTGATCGGAAAATCACAGCCCTCACGGCGCTGACGTCACCCGCAACCGGGGACTTATTCCCTGTTGTCGATGTATCTGAAGCGGCTAACGCCAACAAAAACAAGTCAATCACGTTTGGCACGCTGTTCCGCACTTTGGCAGATGGCAGTGTTGGCGCACCATCAATCGGCTTCTTAAGCGACACCGGCACTTCTGGGATCTTCCGAACTGCCGCTAATGAGGTTGCATTCACCAATAACTCAACCTTCACTGGCAAGTTCACGACCGCAGGGTTTCAGCTAGGCACTGGAACGGCTGCTGCTCAGTTGCATCTGTTCAGTACTGACACGACTGATCAGGTCATCATTGAAAACAGCGATGCAGGGTTAGACACTGCTCCTGATGTTGTGCTGTATCGAAACAGCGCATCACCTGCTGCCAGTGACAATCTGGGCAACATTGAGTTTCGCGGCAACGATTCCGCAGGCAATACCCACGGTTATGCCAGCGTGGTCGGTGGGATTGTCTCCACGACAAACGGATCAGAGGACGGCTTCCTTGATCTGATGTCTTCCGCGTCAGGGACACTAGCTTCAAAAATTCGTCTGTCTGGCGCAAATGTTGGCGTCAATCACACAGCGCCAAGCTTCCCGTTGCATTTGCTGAACACGATTGCGTCAACGCAGTTGATGATCGAGTCATCTGCTGATGACCCTTCGTCTGCGGCTGACATTACGTTGTTTCACCGCCGGGGTGCATCTGCAGCGGGGCAGGATGACGACGTTCTGAGCACTGTTTTCATCAGGGGCAAGAACGACAACGGGACACCGCAAGAACTCGACTACGCCGCTATTCAAGGCAGCATCGTCGACGCAAGCGATGAAACAGAGGACGGGCGTTTGCGCCTGCAGGTTCAAACCGCTGGAACGCTGACGACCCAGTTGGAGATTAACGCCAACACGATTGGTTTCTTTGGTGCCACTGCTGCTGCTCAGTCAACTCATGTCGCAGACATCACGACAACTGCATCATCTGGGACGTTGCCCACTGCTAACGACACAAACACGATCTCTAATGCGGCATCCCCAACAAACGCGGAGTTGTTGCAGTATTGCGTGACTCTTGAGGCAAAAGTCGAGGCGCTTCTAGCCTTTGCGTCTGCTCATGGCTTGATGGCTTCTAGCTGATGACTCGACCTGACCCGATGATTCCCTGTAAGCCTGGGGCTGAGGATGTTGTGGCCATGCGTAACCGTGTGCGGTGGATTAACGCTTTATACGAGCACGATGGCCGGGACAATCCTGGCCACGCAATGCACGGCTTATTCACCGGCTTGCATATCAAGTACGCCAATTGGGTCGGTAACCACTAACCAGAATGGCTGACGCGCCATCGGCACTTTTGCCTAAAGCCTGTAAGGTGGGCTCGAAAAACGCTAATCAACAATCAAATGATCA